CGCAACCACCCGCCGATCGAACGACTCAAGTCAATCGATTCCGGCTACATGAACCTTTCAGGCGCGGCTGACACGACCGCGCTTAATACGCACACGAATGCGTTGATCTCCTACCTGACCATGCGGCGTCTAGGCATGCCGCACCTCGAGGCTTATGAAAACATCCACCCGAAATATGGTGACGATGGCCTTGAGGAGCATATCGTGGCATGGTGCGAGACGGCAACTTTGCTGGGGTTCAAGTGGACGGTTAGCGAGCGCGAGTCCAACTATTCGTCTTTGGATTTTCTGTCGCGTGTCTACGTCCGCCCGCTAGAGACTAACACAAGTATCTGCGACCCGCTCCGCGCTCTGCGCAAGCTGCCTACAACATGCAGCACGCGCCCGATGGAGCACGCCCGCTACGACAAGGCCAGCGGCTACAATACGGTCGACGGAAGAACACCGCTGGTGGGCGAGTATGCCCGAGCCATAATGCGCGTTTATGGCGAGCCGTCAGGCAAGCGCACAAAGTCCAACTCATCAGAAGACCGAGAGCTGGCACGAAAGATCAGCCGCGGGCCACACCCTTTCGACGATGCTTACGAGCACGCCGCAAAGATGGTTGTGGCCGAGCGGTTGGGCATGGACGTGATGCGAGTTGAGCAACTCGCCGCGGCCTACGCAGCTGCCCAAACCCCCGAGGACATGGAAGCATTGGCAACGACAACGCCAAGCTCTGTGGCCGAGGGGTGCCGTCCACTCCGTTAGGGGTGGGCGGCGCAACATTCTCGTGTAGGCGGGAGGGTGGGATTATAAAGGCTAAGGCCAAACACTCTCCTTCCGCTAATTAATTTTACAACATTCATCTAAACAACCCACACAATGACCAGCATCCGCACTCGTAGGGCGCTCGAACAAGCAACACAAGGCAACGACCCGTTGGACGCTCTGTCGAATCGTGGGGCAATCTCAAACTCAGGCGCTGCCTGGGTGAAGTGCGCCCTCGATCCGTTCCACGACTACGAGATCTCCGACCTCGATGGCATTCCAGACGTTGAGACGGAACCGTCGCTCGTGGTGCGAACGCAGCAATCCATGGTCGTCAGCAATCCCAACGCTGTGACTTGGGACTGCAACATCTCCAACATGCCCGTGGACTTCTCCTACGGCACCGCGAACAATGGTACTGTCAGTGCCTTCGGTACGTACAGCCCGCACTCCCAAGTGGGCGGACCCATGCCTGGAACTTTTGACGTCAAGTTTACGACTGATTTTCGGATGGACGGCATTCAAGCATCCATCGTCAACGCTGGCGACGACACTTTCCAGGGCACCGGAGAAGACCGGAGCCGACTCGGGCTCGACGACTACCTTGTCGCAGGCGCT